ATCACCGCTTTGTGATGTTGAAAACGCCAGAGGCGTCCCATTTGTTTTGACGCGGAAAAAACCTGTCACTTGCTGCGCTCGGTCAATAACGCACATTGCCGCCGGAACCATATCACCGGCCCGATCCGTTCCTGTATTGGCGATCAGCAAAAGCGTTGGCTCATCAACATCACGCGCCCGGCGCAGAACGATTGACCGAGGTTGAGCCATCAGGTGCCCCGCCAAAATAGAAATAGGTTCAGCCGAATAGCTTTGCTCTGCATCCTGAAACAAATATTCGCGCAGCGCTCGCCCGTTGCGATCAGAAAAAAGAGTTCCGCCCTGAACGTCAACCGGCTGTGTGAATTCGTTTGCCCCGTGACGGGAAGATGTTTTCAAGGCGATATTCTCTATCGTGATCGGCTCATTTGGCACATACATTTCCGCCGAGCTTGTGAATATCTGTAAATGCCGCCCGGGATAAATGTTCATGATCGTGATTTGATCGTCAACATTCGGGGCAACGACCAGAGGCGACCCTAGAACCGGATCGGCATCTTCCTTGAAGTCGAATAGGTCATTTGCGCGGCTGGCAATGATCAGATCAGGTCTGGAGTAAAAACCTCCCATCCAATGCCGCCCCTGATAAAATGCACCGCAGCGAGGATACCCCCTATCGGCAGACCAAAGCGGGGCGGTATCAGGCTTGCCGAACTGTGTTCTTGATAGCGTCACAGTGCCCGATCCGGTCAGAATGTCGATGATCAGGATCGGCCATCTTTTCTTTCCATCTACACCGTCAAATTCTACATTCAGCTTTGCATTCACCCCCGTTCCCTCTTCGACGGTAACGGTGACGGATGTAATATCCTCCAAGCTTTCTATTGCCGCCTTAAGTGCGGCAATGTTTACGGTTTCAGACTGGTCCCAGACAACCTTAGGGGATGTTTCGCCGTTGTATTCTACCACCAGCTTATTCCCTGCGGCCATGCTCTCGAAGTCAAGGAACTGGATTTCATTGATCCCACCGGATACGTCGTTATCGTCGAAAGGAAATTCCACGATGCTATCAAATTCAACTGCACCAGACCGCCAGTCACCATCTGAACCGAGGCGCTGGATCAGCCACGGGTGGACCAGTTCATGATAGAAAATGATCGTGTCTAAATTCGGGCTGCTTTTTACTTTGCTCACCTGATCGTCGGTGTGAGGGACCGCGACACAAGACACCCAAGTGCCGGTGTCTGCCCTGAAAATATCAGCGCAACCAGATGTGATGTAGATTGTATATTCGTTGTTAATATCAGCGGTCAGACGATGAACTGAAAAATTGCCGACTGTCGCGCCCGGTGTTGAATATCCTGCTTCGACCTTCATAGAAAGATCACCAAAGCTTACAACGGCAAGCCCCAGATCGGAATTGTTCAGCACCACAATGCGCCAATACCGCCCGGCCCCAAGCAAAACATCAGGCTTATTCGCATACCGTCGGCTATATGAATTTGCACCCACTTCAAAGCTATCTGCCGTGGCCCATGTTGTCCCGTCCGGCGAGTGCTGCAAGGCAACGGTTGCGCTGGCAATGCCGCTTGGAAGCCCGGTTATGGAAAATGTGGCAACATCAACCATTGAAACGGCTGTATTCGCGCCAAGGTCAATGCGGAATACCTCGTATTCTGTCGTTGTTCCGATGGCTACCGTGGTGGCAACAAGTGTGGCTTCGTCACCATCTATGCCATTGGCCGCAATGCCGCCATTTGCGGCGGTCACAGCCTTCCCGGTCAGATCAATCTCACTGATTGCGCCACGCTGGACGCCGCGATAGCGCCACCCCTCACGGCGCTTTGCCCCGCCCTGTGGAAGCGGGACCGCGTTTTCAATGATGCGGGCAGAGTTGTAGAAGAACGAAACATCTTCACGGCTCCACAGCAGCGGGTCGAACTCGCCAGCGGCAAGGCTTGTTTGGATACTGCGTGAAACAGGCATTAAAACACCCCTCCAAACCGCGCGTCGGCCATTGGGTCATGATCATCAAGAAGGCCGCGCGTTGCGTCTCCTGTGCTGTCTGCGGCGGTAGCCGATCCGAACAATCCGCCGCGCCCATTTTCAGATGGCGACCCGAAGGCAATTGCGCGGTGAAGCTGTTCTTTGCTCGCGTTCTCTGTGATAGGAAGGGCAAGAGTTGAGGCAAGCGCCTCTACCGCCAATGTCAGGAAATAACCCGGCCACTGGCTTTCCGGCATCCGGCGGATATATTCAGCAACACAAACGGTTTCATTTGTGAATACCCAGCGATCCGCAATCTCGAACTGAAACACCGGCCCCGCCCCGACCGATGTTGTATTGTAAATTGCAATAGGCTTCCCAACCCGTTCGGTGCGCAATACCGGCAGTAAAAACCCGCGCTTCCATTCATTCACCGGAACCGCTGAACCATCCTCCGGCAATACTGATTTCGTTCTGGCAAAGCTCCAGTCGAACGCGGATAGAAGGGAAAGGATTGTAGGCTCGTAAAGCCGGTTGACCTTTTCTGCGGTGTCGCTGTCCTCTGTGAAAGAACTGATTGAAGGTTCCCCCAAACGCGCGAGCGCTTGAGACGCCACATCAACATTGCTATCAGTCATTTCGACCCCCTTTATCAGAAAAGGCCGAGGCCATTATAGCCCCGGCCAACCTTCACCCATCCACCCCAGCGGATTAGACGAAAGCGTCAACGGCGGCGATGGTAACAACGCCGGACGTAATATCAGAGACGTGGCTGTCAAAATCAGCGTCGGAAGCATGGATCATGATGCGATCCCCAACCGTGAGAAGTGAGCTTCCATCGTTGAAGTAACCGGCACCCTTAACCGCCGCTTTATTGTCTGCGCCAGCATCATAGCTAAACAGCTTGATGCCGCCACCGGAACCGGAATGGTTTTCCATCTTTTGAATATTGAAGGCCATTTTGGCAATCCTTTCGGTTGTTCATCATGGCGGGCCGTAATGGCCCGCCGGTTTGATCGTTACGCTTCGGTTGTGCTGATCTCTACAACCCCACCGGCGTCAATCTCGACAGAACCAGCCGAGAACAACATATTTGCCAGCCAAGAGGTTTTGGTCGGGATATAGTTGACCTCCATGCGCTGATCCATGCCGATAGCGTGGCCAATCGCAGATTTCGCGTAAGCATAGTTTGTGCGAACGGAACCTGTTTTGTCCAAGCCGCCCTCGGCGCGTGACGCAATCCATTTGAATTTCATGTTCAGAAATTCGTTGATCTCGCCATTTGTCAGCGCGCGAACCGAATTGTAATCGCTCGATGTGGTTTCCGGCTCGGCCAGCAGTGATGCCTTGCCAGAATATGAGCCGATGAAGGTTACTTCCTCGTCCTCGTCCACACCGTTATCACCCAGCAGCTTGCCGATTGCGCGCAGCTTTTCCACGTTCAGATCAGATGCAGCGCCACCAACGTCGGTTCCCACCAGTAGGGTTGTTGCTGTAGCGTCCAGAGCATCAATGATCAACTGATCTTCACGGCGGCCAATGGCCTTTGCGATAGATGCAGCCAATTCTTGACGTTCGGAAATGTTGGTCTTTGCTTCGTCGAACACATCAGTAAATTCAGCCGCGTTCCAATCTTCAAGGGTCGCGGTTGCATTGGTGTGTTGCAGGTTCATGGGCACAACATCGGTTTGCTTTACCCGCTTGGTGGCCATGCCAGCGCCCAGTTTCGGAAAGCGGTGGGTGGAACCGACAACGCCGGTTTTAATGCGCACAGTATCGCGCAGTTTTGCTTTGTCTTGGAAGGCATGCTTTACATCAGCGTCAAAGCTGGCAATGGCAGCCACATTCAGGGATTTCGACATTTTGTCGCTCCTTCAAGGTTACAATCGTGGGAAAGATCGAGGGCCTTGAGGGTGACGGGCCTTTCGCTAGGCGCTGGGTGCCGTTCCTCGTTGGGTCTGCATCTTGCTTGGACAATCTCACAAAATGGCGTTTCAGTCAACTGGCCAAAAAAAGGCCCGCACATGGCGGGCCTAGTTTGGGAGGATAGAGATATGAAAATGCTGTCGAGCAGTGTCAGCACAGCGCTTATAGCACAGCGCTTGGAACTGATCCAGAAGAATTTTGGCCAAACGCTTTTTGCATGGCGCGTTGTGCTTCTTCCATCGCGGCTTGCTTTTCCGCACCATCAGGCATGGCGGACGCTTTGGCGTGAAGGGCGTAGGCGTCGGTCGCCGTGATCGAACCGCTGCCACCTTCTGCCGCCGGGATCGGCTTTTCGCCAAGCTCGGCGGTCATGATCCGGTAAAACAGATGCGCACTTTCTGCCGTTCCAACCATTGTGCCGAACTCTGCAATATCATCCTTGGAAATAGTGCCACGATCAACCAGCTTTTGGGCATAGGTTTTAACTGTATTCACCAAAGTTGACGCTTCCGCCCCTGACCCGACAATCTCTGTCAGGCGCTCCATTTCGGCCTCGGCGCTGATTTGTTGGGCTTCTTCGTCACTGATACCAATAGGCAACCCTGTATCTTCTGCACCGGCCACAAATTCGCGCATAAAACCCTGAAACGCCTTGTCTGGGATGCCCATCTTGTGAGCCGCCTTTTGCGCCATTGTGACAAGTGGCTTTGACGCCTCGCTTGTCAATTCAGCATATACCTTATCCGGCTCATCATCGGTTCCGGTGTCCTCGAATGTGTATCCGTCTGGGCTATCTGGAACCTCGCCCTCAAGCTTGCCGGTTCCTTTTGACAGGGCCTTGCGGGCACCGGCATAGGCTTCATGCAGCTTTTTCAGGGTTTCGTCCGGGTCTTTGCCGCGCAGGTGTTCTGGAAGGAAGTCTGGCGGGGTATAATCACCGTCACCGTCACCTTCACCGTCCGCCTTAGCTTTGTCACCCGTGGCCATATCAAGGATCGAGCCGCCGCCCGCGCCCTGATCTTCTC